GGCATGGGGCCAGCGATGCAGCAGGCCGGCCAAGCGCAGGCAGCGCAGGGCGCAGGCACGACCGCTGCCCTCGGCGCGAAATTGTCGCAGATGAACGCGTTGTCGGGCCTCATCACGCCGATCCTGCTACAGGGCGAAAAGAACGCCACGCAGGCTGATCCCACTGGCGGCGTTACGGCTGATGACCTGAACGGTGCCGTGACAAGTGCCCTGAAGGGCGGGGTTATCAACCAATTAGAAGCCGATTGGGCGCGCAGCCAGATCAACCAGCCAGGGATGAATCCGCTCGACCTGGCGCGTGGTTGGTTTTTTATGAACCAGAGCGCGAAAGAGCAGAACGAGGCGACGACGCAGGCCTCGACGGGTGTGAATTACCGCGGCGGCACGCTCTATGTCGGGGGCAACCCGTATCTGCCTGGCTATCCGAGGCCGGGTGCGGCGGTGCCGTATACGATGACGCCGGGCGAGGCGACGGCGATCGACAATGTGAACATCGGCAACAACCAGATCATCCAGATGCCGCATGCGCAAGCGGTGCAGCTGCTGGCGAACAACCCGGCGATGCGGCAGCTCAATCCCAACATCAACACAGCGCCTGCCAGCACGAGCGGCCCTTACAGCAACAACACCTTCCGTCCGGGCTATACCGGCGCCTATCCCGGTACACCCGCAGTCGGCACGGCTGCGCCTACGCCGCGCACTACGGGAGCTACAGCGGGGGCCACCGGCACGGGCGCTCCGGTCACTGGCACGCCGCTGCCAGCGCCTGCTGGTGCCCCAGCGGGCGGCGCACCAGCGCCAGGCTTTCTCCCGAACGGACAACCGGACCCGAACTACCGTGGCGTAGATAGCTCGGGGCGCCCGATCACTGGCGCTGCGCCACCGCCCAACAGCCCCTACTGGCAGACGGCGGTGACGCCCGAGCAGCTGCCGCCCCGCGGCGGCACCCCGGCGCCTCCCGCGACAACGCCGCCAGCGCCCGCTGGCGCTTCCTCTCCTGCTCCGGGGGGTGGCACGCCTGCGTGGGCGCAGCCGCCGCCCCCGCCGCCCACAGGCGGCATCTACGGGGGCGTCGGCGTAACGGCAGCACCGCAAGTGCAGGCCGAGCAGACGGCGGCTGGCACTCAGTCGCAGGCGCAGCTGACGTCACTGCAGCAGCAGGTGCAGCAGGTGCCGCAGACCAAAGCGATCCTCGCAGATATGCGCGCCGAGGAGGCGACGCCGGGCTTCCAGGGCGGCATCGGCGCGCAGACCGCCTCGACACTCAATAAGGTGGTGCAGTTCCTGCACCTCGGCGACACGACTGACTATAACTTCACCGACCCGCAGCAGGCGCGTGAGGCGTTCAAGAAAGACAGCTCGCTGCTCGGCCAGACAACGCTCAAGGCGCTCGGCAACTCGTCGGCGATCACTGACGCGCGGCAAGAACTGACCGAGGCTTCGACGCCAACGGTCGAGATGTCAGACGCGGGGCGCCGGCTTCTGATCCACACACTGACCGGCAATCAGACCGCAATCCAGGTGATGAACAACGCATGGCTCCAGGCGCAGCGAGCCGGTTGGGGGCCGGCGCAGTTCGGCCAGTGGCAGCAGACCTTCAACGACACGGACCCACAGACCGGAGGTCAGTTCGATCCCCGTGTTTACTGGCTCTCTGACATGACGCCGCAGGAGCAGCGGGACTACGGCCAGAAGATGAAAGCAGCCAGCCCGGCTGATGCCGACCAGTTCACGAGGAACGTGCTCTATGCCCGGCGCATGGGCTGGCTCTCTGTCAGCCCGACTGGCTTCATCTCGGGCGCAGGCGGCGTCTGATGGGCACGACGACCAGCATCCCGACCGTCTTCAACAACGCAGGCCAAGTGTGGAACGTCGATCCCGCACTGCTGCACTCGGTCGCTACGGTCGAAAGCGGGGGGCGCACGTTCGACGCGCAGGGCCGCGTCATCACGTCCGCTGCCGGCGCGCAGGGCATCATGCAGTTTATGCCGCAGACCGCGCAGCGCTACGGCGTCGATGTCAGCAATTCGGACTCATCGGTGTATGGTGCCGCACACTATCTGCACGATCTGTTGCAGCAGACCGGCGGCAACGTCCCCGCCGCGCTGCAGCTCTATAACGGCGCGCCCTCCGACCCGCGCCAGAGCTACACGGGACGCATCCTGACGGCGTTCAAGAGCGTCAACCCGATCGGCAGCGCTCAGGCATCCGAGGCCCCGGCTGCGTCGGTCGATGTCGGCCCCTCCTACAGTCCCCAAACACCCCCCGGCCAGCCGGGCAGCGAGACCTATAACCCGCCAGGCGGCACGTCGGCGCAGGGCAAGCAGGGTGGTGAGGGAAGCGCGGCACAAGGCGGCATCTCCGTCACAGTTACTGCGCCCGGCGTCCACGCATCGGACCAGCTGCCCGGGATCTTTGGCGAGAAGGCGCCTCCCGCGACCGCTGCGGCTGCAGGCCCGGCGCTGTCCGAACAGCATCTTCCTGGCATCTTTGGGGCGCCTCCCAGTGCTCCTGCCGCACCCCAGGTGGGCATCGCTGCCGGCACGGGCGCTCCTGGCCCAGCGGCTCCCCCGCCTCCCGAGCCAACCGCACCCGCGCCGGCTGTCGCCGCCGCACAACCCGCAGCGGCACCTCCCCAGATGCCGCCCTCCATTCCGCCGGTCCAGATGGTCTCGCCGGCACAAGCAGCCCCTGCGCCGCAGGCTCCGACGCCAACCCCTGCGCCTGGGGCCCCGGCTCCGCCTCCTGCACCGATGCCTGCTGCGCCGAGCTGGATGCCGCCTTTCGTGCAGCGCAACGTCTACAACCCGATTCAGGCGATGGTGACGCCGGGCATGCAGGGCGCGCCCACGTCGCCGGCCAACAACTACCTGATGAATGTCCCGCTTCTGCAGGAGCTGGGTGCCGGGCTGGTGCAGTCGGGCCGCAACGTCGAGCAGACGCTCAACCGCTTCGGCAACTGGGTGGGCGGCGCGCCTCCGCCTGACATCGCCGCGGAGCAGGCGCAGACTGCAGCGAACACAGCAGCCTATCGCCGGCAGTACGGCTCCGACCGTCCCGCGCAGGTCGCCGAGAACGTCGGCAACGTGCTGCTCACGGCCCCCCTGCTGCGGCCCATAGAGATGGCTGCAGAGGGCTATACCGCTGCCGCGCCTTTCCTGCAGGGCGCAGGACGCTTGGCACGGGCCGGGCGCTTTGCGCTGCCACGGGCCGCTGCGGGCGCCATCGCCGGAGGGGGCACCGATCTGCTCACGGTAGGAGGCACCGGAGAGGACCGCTACGGTACGACGGGCGCGCTGGGCGGGGCTGCGCTCAACGTGCTGGTGCCGGGCGCTGGGGCACTCTTGCGCGGCGGACGCGAGGCAGTGACACGAACCGCCGACCGGCTCGGCATTCCGCTCTCGCTCGGCCAGATCAGGGGCGGCACCTACCAGCGCCTTGAGCAGCTCTCGCGGCTGCTGCCGCTGTCGGGCGCGGCGAAGCTCGCTGCACGCCAGCGCGAGGCGATCGCCACGATGCTGCGCCAGGACATGGGCGTCGGCGGCGAGGGGCATTTCGACGCGACGCAGTTGCGCAGGTTCCAGAACGAGATCGGCCAGCGCATGGAGGCGATCGCCAGGCGTATGTCGCTGCGCGCTGATCCTGCCACCCAGCGCGAGCTATTCGATCTCAATGGCTGGGCGCGGCAGTTCGACGATCCGCTGGGGCGCGTGCCGGACACGCCGGCATCGCGCTGGTCGAAGGCGATGCAGCACCAGATCGAGACGATGGCGCGGCGGGGAGGTGGCCAGATCTCAGGTGACGACTTCCTGAAATTCATCCGCAAGGGTGGTGTGATCGACCGCATGATGGGCATGGGTGATTCCAACATCGCGCAGTACGGCAAGCGCCTGCGCGGCATCCTGTTCCGCGCTATGGAGCGCAACCCCAGCAATGCCCCGCGCGACGTCCAGCAGTTCAGAGACACGCGCTACGGCTACAAGGTCAGCAAGACGATCGAGCGCGCGGTCGGCCATGGCCTGACCGGTACCGAGGAGATCCGGCTGCCCGGCCTCGCGCAGGATATCCGGCGCAGTTTCCGCCGCTTTGATCCCGCAGGATTGCGGCGCATCCAGCAGCTCGCCGGGCTGATCGGCAGCACGCCTGATGTTGCGACGTCAGGAACGGCAGAGAACCTCCTCATGGCGCATCCGTTGCTTACCGCACTCGGCGTGGGAGGCACTGGCTTCGCGCTGCATGAGTTCGATCCGAAACGCGTCGACGAATACCTGAGCCAGTACGGCCCCGAGGTAGCGGCGGTGCTGGCCGGCGCACGTGCGTCACGCTTCGGCAGCACGCTGGGTTCGAGGACGCTTGAGGAGGCGCAGCGGTTCGGCAATCCGTTGCTGCCGCGGTTCCTCGGCTATTGGGCCGGGCAGCGCATCAGGGATAACGCCCAGGCCGGGCAGCAGGGTCGGCAGCCATGAACGCCGTGTTGGTCGCGCCGTGGCGGATCGCCTCGAAGATCTCAAGCATGCTGGTATCCTCGGCAAACGGCGACGATGGCTCGGGCTCTGCAGGAGCCGGCATGACATACCGATCCAAGGCTTCCAGATCGCCAGGCTGGCCGAACCGCGCCACGAGCCGCTCGTCCGCATCCCAGCCGCGACTTCCATACTCAAGCGGTAAACCGATCAGCTCGAGCACGGCGAATATGCCGAGGACGCCGAGGTACGCTGTGAAGATGCCGAGAATGATGTCCAACATGGAGCCACACATATTTGCTGATCCGGATACGGCCCGAGAGGGCAGTATGACCGGAATGTTGTTAATGTCCCAGAGCGCGGTGCTCTCACCGAATGGTAGAGCCGCTATCGAGCGGCACCAGCACGACGGGCATATTTGGCGACTGGTAGTGTTGCACCTGCGGCACCGTCGCAGCTGGCACGTACGACGACAGCGGCTGCAACGGCTGCATGGGGGATGGTGGTGCGCTGTAGATAACCGTCGGCTGCGGCGGCACATAGAAAGATGGCGCCTGCTGCTGCGAGGCCGCGTAGATCGTGCCCAGCGTCAAGAGCCGCTCACGCTCTTCCTGAACCTGCTGCTGCAAGTCCGGAACTTCGTCACAAGCGTCGGTATTGCCAGCGTTGCAGCTGCCCACAGTGCTCTGCAGCTGCCCCTGCAAGGGCGTCCCCGGCATGCCGCAGGCAGCGAGCGAGACGAGGCTGGCGAATGTAAGGATGTGAAAAGTGTTCATCGCTCAGTGCCCCAGAGCGTGGAGCGCAGGCAACGTCGCCAGCCCGAGGCCACCAATGCCGCCGAGCGTCAGCACGAAGCCGGCGAGCATGATCGTCATCACCCAGCGGAAGTCGGCGCGCAGATCGCGCAGATCATGCTCGATGCGTTCGAGCGACCGCTGCGTGTCGCGCGCAATCTGTTCGAGAACCGCGACACGTGGTTCCCAAGGTGGAACGCCAGAACTAATATTTGGATCAGCCACTGTGGCCCCTCCTATGGGCTACTTGGTGAGGAGTCGAGCTGGCGGTTCGCGCCGCCTCTCGGCTCCGTTACATCTAATGCGCACCTTCAAAAAAAGCAAGCAATCGAGCGGGGTTTCTTATGGGGGGCAGCATGAGCGGGATGCTTGACGGTATAGGCCAAGAGCAGATCGCTGCCACGCTCTCGCGCAACGAGTGGAGCGTCATCCTGACCGCGCTCTATGAGGCGCACATGCCGCTCAAGCTGACCAGCCCGGTCGCCGGCAAGGTGCAGATGCTGCTGCTGCCGCGACAGCACGTGCCAGCCAGGGAGGAAACGCGCCATGAGTGAACGAACCACAACGCAGTATCCGGCCACCGATCCGATGGTTATCACCGCACCGCTGAACGTGCCGGTTTCGGTCGACACGCTGCTCGGCAATTCGGTCAGCATCGCCGGCCTGCAGGCCCAGATCACCGCCAACGCGGCGTCGATCACTGCGCTCGCGGCGCGCGTCACGGCGCTCGAGAATGCCGCCAGTGGCTCATCGGGGACCACGGCATGAGCACGACCGTCACGCCGCAGGCACCGCAAGGGCCGGTCCCGGCGATCGGCGTTCCTAACTCGCAGGATTACCCGCGGCTGGTTTTCACCGCGCCCTATTTCGAGACCGTTCCGCTCGCCGAGCTGATCGAGCCAGCTGTCATCGAGGCGGTCGAGGGCGCGCTGCCGAGCCTCGTGCCCCCTTACGTGCAGGACGCTGCGAACGCAGCGGTGCAGCAGAATGCTGTCCTGCTGGTCGGCTCGACCATGACCGGGCCGCTCTTCCTCTCGCCCACCATCCCGACGCAGCCCTCGCAGGCTGCCTCCATGGCGTATGTCGATGCTATGATCGCCACGGCGGGAATACCGGAAGTCCCGCCCGTGCCCACGGGGCAGACCTGGGCGAGGCAGACCGGGCAGTGGGTGCCGATCTCCGAGGAGGAGGGCACGTTCCTGCCGCTGGCTGGTGGCACCATGCTCGGCGCCATCAACATGAGCGGCAACGCGATCACCAACCTTCCCGCGCTGCCTGTCATGCCGAACGGCGCCGCGCCTGCGCAGTGGGTGCTCAATCAGATCGCCGCGGCGTCGCTCTACCAGGGCACATGGGTGCCGGACACCAACACCCCCGACCTCACCCAGCCAGCGACGCACCAGAACGGGTTCACATGGATCGTCACGACCAGCACGGTCGGCGGCGTTGTCGTCTCGCAGCCGATCCCCGGCCTGCAGGGACAAACGGTCTTCAACGGCGACACCGTCATCTACAGCGCCATCGCGGGGCAGTTCCAGATCATCCACGGCGGCGGTCTGTCGCTCGAGGAGGCGCAGGCGCTGTTTCTGCCGCTGGCCGGCGGTCAGATGTCGGGCGCTCTGCTGCTCAACGCCAACGCGTCGCAGCCGACCCAGGCGACCACGTTGCAGCAGGTGCAGTCGCTCGTCGCAACCGCCGGTATCCCCGAGGCGCCGGCAGACGGCCAGGCTTATGGCCGCGTCGGCATCAGCACCGGCTCTTGGGTGCCCGTGCTGCCGCTCGCTGGCGGCATCCTCACCGGCAGCCTGAGCCTCGCCGGGAATGCATCGACAGCGCTGCAGGCTGTGCCGCTGCAGCAGCTCAACAGCAGCCTCGCGAACTACGTGCCGATCGCTGGCGGCGTCACCATGACCGGCCCGCTCACCATGGGTTCGGCAGCGACGCTGACACTGGCGGCGAACGCCGCCGCAAACCTTCAGGCAGTGCCGCTCCAGCAGATGACATCGGTACTGGCAGGGTATGTGACACAGACGCAGCTGACCGCTGCTGTCGCGCCCTACATCCCACAGAATTACGTCGACAACAGCGGCTTCACGATTAATCAGCGGGCTTATGCGAGCGGGACCGCACTGACGGCTGGCGTCTATGGTTTCGATCGCTGGAAGGGCGGCCCGGCCGCAGGGGGCACGGCTACCTTCGTAGCGTCGCCAGCGAGCACCATCGTCACCATCACAGCCGGCTCACTGCAACAGGTGATCGAGGGAGGAAGCTTGATCACCGCTACCTATACGCTTTCGTGGACTGGCACGGCGACAGGCCGCATCGCGACAACCAGCGGCGGCGGCACTTATGCGGCATCTCCCGTGCAGTTCACTGCTACCGCGAATACTAACACCTTTATCGAGTTCACTGGCGGCACGTTGGGTCAGCTACAACTGCAACTCGGCACCGTCGCGACACCCTGGCAACCGCTGCCGACGGCGATCGAGCTGTCGCGATGCCAGCGGTTCTATCAGACGGCCCCTACTTATTTAGGAGGCTGGGCAACCACCACCACGGCACTCCTCACCACCACCGTCCCATTTATCACTAGCCTGCGCGCCGTTCCGACCGTTGGGCTGCCGGGCTGGAGCTTCTCAAATTTGGCTGCCCTTACGGTGGGGTCCGCGGAGCTTAGGGGTTGGGTTCCTAGCCTTACAGTCACCGCAGCGGGCGGCTATGGTGCAAGCGGCACCTGGACTGCTTCAGCGGATTTGTGAGCCATGTCAACAACACTTTCCTACACGTACCAATCACCGATCCTCGGTTCGACCGTCGGCATGCTGGCACGTTCCGATGGCGCGTATATCCCGTGCAATCTGGAAAATAGTGACTACCAGGCGTTCCTGACATGGGTTGCCGCAGGTAACACAGCGCCCGAAGGTTGGACCGGGCCGGTTAATCCCGTGCCAGCATGACATGACCGAGGCTACGCATGACCGACGCCGAGCAGCCCGTGGCGCCCCCTCCCGCACAGCCGGTCGTCTCCGACGACCCTGCTGTCGTGCTGCCGATCGAGGCGGCGCGGGAGCATCTCAAGCACTGGTGGCGCGAGCCAGTTGCCGGCGTCCTGGCAATGGGCATCGGCACCTTTGACAGCTGGCACTACGGTCGCGACGCGGGGCTGTCCTCGTCTCTCGACGAGATACTGGTGATCGGCGGCGTCGTGCTCATCGCCGGCTCGAAACGTCTGTTCAGTAGCGCATTGCCGGGAACGCTTGACAAAGGACCAACGTAATGAGCGCGTTCGATCAGGCCTTCGCCATCGTCGTCGGTCACGAGGGCGGCTACGTCAATAATCCAGCCGACCCCGGTGGCGAGACTAAGTACGGTATTTCGAAACGCTCGTATCCCGACCTCGACATTGCCAACCTCACCGAGACCGACGCTGAGGCCATCTACAAACGCGACTACTGGGACAAGCTTAGTCTTGACATCGCCGACGCCGGGCTGGCGCTGGTCGCCTTTGACGCAGCTGTGAATAACGGTGTGGGCGCTGCCATCAAGTGGCTGCAGGGGGCACTGGGCGTGACGCCTGATGGTGTGATCGGGCCGCAGACGCTGTCGGCGCTGGCAGCCTGCGCGGGCGACAAGGCGCAGGCGGCGCTGGTCGGGATGCACGCTTCGCGCATTAACATGATGGCCAACCTCGACACGTGGAAGACGTTCGGCGGCGGCTGGAGCAAGCGCCTGGCGCAGATCCCGTTCCAGGCCGCAATAATGGGAGGTGCAAGTGGCCAAGCTGACAACCCGACAGCGTAAAGAATTGCCTCGCTCGGACTTTGCAGTGCCTGCGCGCGGAGAGGGCAAAGCGAAGCGCGGTGGCTATCCGATTCCAAATGAGAGTCACGCCAGATCGGCGCTGCAGCGGGCGAGCCAGTTCGGGTCTCCCAAGGTCAAGACCGAAGTGCGTGCTGCCGTGAAACGCAAGTTCCCCGGCATCGAGCAGACCAAAGGCAAACAAGTGGACAAAGGCGCGCGGCGCTAAATCCCTGGCAGTGCGAATTGGGCCGAATGGTTTATCCGATTGTGCTTGAGATATGCGGCCATCGCGACAAGCAACGTGTCATTGTCTTCCATGAGGCCGAGGACGGTATTGCAGCGGTCGCACAGGAACCCACGGAAATGGCCACGCTTGTGGCAGTGATCGTAGACGATGTTGCCAATCTTCTTGAAGCAGATGTCGCAAACATCCGGCTTCGGACGCCCAGCGAGACTTGCGTAGCGGAGTTCCCGGTTGGCGCGTTCGCGCAGCTTGCGTTTGGCGACTTGCTCAGGATGTGCCAACCGCCACTCGCGTCCATACTCGGTCTCGCGCCCTTTAAACTTCCAGCATTTCGGCAGCTTCGGGGGTCTTAATGCCAGTTGCTTGGCGCGATATCGTTGCTTGTATTCGGCCTTCTTTTCTGCCGGCTGCTTGGCCCACCATGCTCGGGAGGTCGCAAGTTCTTTTGCTTTGTCCTTATATGCCATCAGCCATTGGTCCTTCAGCGCAAGGATCGTGGTCAGGGACGACAGTGGCTCTTGACAGCCGCTGTCGTCCCGCATTCTAGGGGAGAAGAGTCATGGCAATCAATGGCTTGCACCGCGACAAGCGGGACACCACCGACCCGATCGACCGGAAGTTTCGCCGCGCGTGCGACATCGTGCAGGAGCAGCTGGATGACAGGTGGCCGGCCAGGGACACGACGGGGCAGAGGTCTCGCGAATGGCCACCGCTGGAGGACGTCAGCCGCGCCGGGCGGCTCACGGAATACCGCAAGCGCCCGAACGCGCGCTAATCTTTCCGCACGACGTACGGCAGCATGTCCGGGCGCTCCGCCTCAAGAGAGGCAATGCCCTTCGCGCCCAGCTTTTCGATCAGGAGCTGCCGGAGGTACGTCTGCATCATCTCGTCGTCGATGCATGTCCTTTCAGCACCCCATTTGTCCACCAGATGCAGGTTGCAATAGAACGCTCGGCAGCAGTCCATCTCGTAGTACCACTCAAGCATGTTCTTCATCTTGTTGGATGAGACAGGTTTGCCGTGCTCTACCTCGTACAGATCTACGACGAGCAGTTTGTCCTCGAAGAGAAGTTGCTCTTTGGTGAGTGACAGCCGGAAGCCGTCAGGGATGAATCGGCACAAGGCACCGTGAAACTCATCGTTGGTCAGGAGATTGATCTCCCGCATCAGACCACGTCTCTTGAAACCCGGGGTGCGTTTCTCCAGCGCTTGGATCGCCGTCTCATGCAGAAAACCCGGCATCTCGTTTCCTCATCCATTGGCCTAGGAAAGGGGAGCCTGAAGCGAGAACATACAGACATAATCCACACCGCAGGCCACGGTATTCTGCCGGTTAGACTATGAATCTAGCCCTTGGTAAGGGGGAGGTCGTCAGTTCAATCCTGACCAGCAGCACCATGAAACTACTTGGTTTTCTCCAAATCTGCAACAGGCGTTTTCTCAGCCAAAGGCGTAGGAAACGCTATGTGGTTTCTCCCCAAAGCATCTGCCGCGCGGCGCAGCCACTCGGGAGAATGGTGCCCATAAACCCGCTCCACCATCTCCACGCTGTTGCCGAGATACGCCGCCACCATCGGCAGCGGCACCCCGCTCTGCACCATCCATGTCGCAGCCGTGTGACGCAGCACGTGCGGGGTGACGCCCTTGAGGCCGGCGCGTCCGACCGCATTGCGAAACCCGGTCTTGATTGAGGCGACGGCAACGCCGCCGTGTTCGATGACATGATCGGAGGTCGCTGCCTCTGCCGCCGTCTCAAGTTCCGTCTTCAACTCCGGAATGATCGGCACTGTTGCTCGCCGCTTCTTGCCGCGCCCACGGCCTAGCGCGATCAGATTGTGCTTTAAGTCAACCTGCGCCCACGTGAGCGACAGGAGCGCCCCCGTCCTGGCAGCGGTGTAGAGGGCGAGCGCCACGAACAGGCGCACGTGCAGGGCGCGCGTTGCTGCCAGCAGTTGGTCGGCTTCCTCGCGCGTCAGCCAGCGGTCGCGGGGGGCGGGTGCGTCGGGACGCTCTACGTACGGTGCTGCCGCAATCCACTTCTTCCGCACCCCCCAGGCCAACGCCGAGCGCAGCGTGCCCAGCTCACGGATCAGCGTGCCGTTGGAGAGCGCACGCTGCTTCTTCCGGTGCTTCGCGGGGGCACCGCCTGCCCCTGCCGCGCGTCGCGCCGTGACATAGGCTCTGACCTGTTCGTCAGCCAGGAGGTCGACCGGGAGGTCACCGAAACCCACCTTGAGCACCGCGCAGTCGTACTCGATCGAACGGCTGTGCACCTTGTCCTTTCGGTCGGCGAGGTATCCATCCACGATCTGGCCTACCGTCGGGCTGCGGGGGGCAACCGGCGTGTCGCGGCCTGCCTTGAACTCAGCTAGGAAGCGTCGTGCCTCTGCATGGATCTGAGTCCGGCAAGATATCCGGAAGGCGCGACCCGCTTCCCACCACTGGACGTAGAACCAACCGCCTCGGCTGGCGAGCGAGAAGGTTGGCCGCTCTGCTCTTGGACGTGACATGCCTCAAACTCGGCTACATCCTCGGGCCGGATTCGGATAAGGGAGCCGATGCGGACAGCGCGCAAGTCTCCCCGGTCAATCAGGGTATAGACGTGCTGACGCGATACGCCCCACATGGCTGCTATCTGGGCGACGGAGAGGCGGGGCTCAATCTTCATGTCCGGCTCTCAGCATGCCGCGCTGCCGCTTCGGGGTCGAGCCAGCGCGCCTCACTCATCGCGCTTGTCACGTGAGCGTTTCCATTGGAGATATGCCCTGTCAGCGGCGGTCTGCTTTTCTTCTGGCCATGCTGCACCTTCAAAACTCTGGGCGCATTTAAGGCAGAACGGATGCCACCGATTATTGAGCCGACCACAACCGGCACAGATCGGCTGAGGGCCGTTGCCAACTCGCTGCGGCTTAGTCATCGCGTTTGTCCCTCAGTGCGCGGATGCGATCGGCGCACTGCTCGGCGGTAACTCGCACGATCTCGTAGCCGACGTGTTCGTTCTCGGTGGGCGGTGGCATCTTACTCACGGCCTCGCATTCCCGCGCCGCCTCCTCCAACGCCTCGGCGCGGCCTAGGGCATATGCCCCACTGCGCGGATGCTTCAGCGCACGGAGGATGCTCTGCAACGCCACGATCTCCTTGCGCGCCCAGTCGGCATACGGACAGACCAGCGTGTCAGTGCTGCAATTTGGTCCCTCACTCATGGCTTGTCCTTCAGCGCGCGGATGGATTTCGCGATACTGGCACCAACAGCGCCACCGCCGCACTCGGCGATACGCGCCGCTTGCTCTAGCACCTCGGCGCGGATGCGCGGCGTTGCCACAAACATCGCCTCATCTATCGCACGTTTGATGCTGATGCTGATACGACCAATGTCGCTTATGAATGCCGCTTCCTCTTGCGATTGCTGAACCCGCAACGCTACGATCTCATCGCGGGCGCGCGTCATCAGTTGGGCGAATCGCTCGGCAATGACCGCTGGCTCAAGCTGGAACCGCGCTAGGGTGATCAGATCGTCCGTTATCTCCTTCACCACGTCCGGATCACTCATGCCGCGCCTCCACCTGTCGTGCGAGATCGCCGAGCGTGCGCGTGGTCGCCAGCGGCGAGCCGGTCAGCGCACACCAGATCGCCTGATCCTCCGGCAACCACGGCCCTCCGCGCAGGAACAGCAGCACCGCCTTGGCCAGCCGCTCGGAGGCCGGCAATGCCGCCAGCGCTGCATTCGGTTCGTCAGGCATCGGCGCCTCCTGTGGTCACTCCCACGGCTCTGGCTTCGAACGGTTGGGATATTTCCTGTCGTACTCTGCAACCATCACCATCATATCTCGATCGCCTCTTGCCGCGTATAGCGGCCTGCTAGAATGAGGCTGCGCGTATAGCCCTCGCGTCCGTAGCGCCACCATGCACCGTGTTCGTTTGACCAGATTAGGTATGGCTCGCTCTCGCTCATGTCGGATGTTTCGGCAGATCGCTCCGCAGATCCTCGCGCTTCACGCTAGCCCGCAGCGTCTCCCACGCCGGCACAGGCGCGGTGGGAAAGCGCTTGCGCAGTTCGGAGATATACCGCACCAGCCCGCTGATCCCGTCAGGCTCCAGCGCGATGACGTGCCGCGTGTCGTTCTCGTACAGCGTCTCGAGCCAGATGTGAAAGCCGTCCCAGCGGGCATAGACGCCGTCGCCGATGTGCTGGCCGGCAAATTGGGCTGCAGGCTCGGTCATAGTGTCTCGCTGCGCATGCGCTGCATTGCTTCGTCCCTAAGCTTCCGCGCCTCGGCTGCATTCCGCACCGGTTCGGTGCCGATGCCAACCAGCTCGGAGCGTGGCTGCGGCATCGTCAGGTGGTGCGGGCGCCAGAGATGCAGGCAGTTCTCGCTGTTGTTTACATGCTGTGAGCGCGGCACGAAGTACTGCACCGCGGTCTCGTCATCGTTGAAGAACAGCCGGAAGACGTAGTCTAGCTCGCGCTGGTTCGGCGCGCGGTTGCGCCGGCTGACAGAGACGTGGTCCCAGTTGAACCCAGCAGAGGCAATGATCACCATCGGCGCGCGATCGATGGGCGATGGGACCATGAAGGCTCCAGTCTCGCGGTCGCCGACGCTGCCGAACCACGCGATGGTATCGCGATCGGTCAGGCGGTAGGCATCGAGCAGGTGCAGATCTCTCACGGCAGCGACATCTCCGGCTCTACAGCCGCCTCTGCGGCGTCGTCCGCGCGGGCCTGCAGCCGCTCCTTCGCGGTCTCGATCATCTCGTGCAGGCGATCCAGCGCGCCGTTCTTGAGCGCCTGCAGGGCCGCGTTGATCTGGCGGCTCTCGAGCAGCGTGCGCATTTCGTCGTCGCTCTGCACGCCGTCGAGCGTGGTCTCGAAATCGTCGAGCCATTCGCCGATCGTGCGCTTAGGCTGCTCTGGTGGCGGAGGAGGAGGAGGCGCCTCCGCCTGAGGCGCAGGACCGCTGCGCGCGGGCGCTGGCGTTGCGGCGGTGGTTGGCAGCACCGGCTCGTGGCTCGGTGACGACACCGCCTCCCCCTCCAGCGTCGGCCCTGTATGCTTGTCAGCGCCCTTGCCGAACTCCTCCGGCGCGTAGACGCCGAGGATGACAGAGGGCGTCCAGCGTCGCGCCCAGGCCCGCGTCGACGAGTAGACCAGCTGCTGGTCGGGCTGCTTGGTCCAGAACTCGTTCGTGGTCTTGACGTCGCCCAGGCGCACGGTGAGTTGCCGCGGGTTGGTCTCGCCGGTGCGCCGCGCACTGATCGTCACCTTGCGGTCGTTGCCGTCGCCTTTGAAGTCGTAATCGAAGCCTCCCTCGATCGCGCCGCTGCTTTCAACAGCTGCCGCAACCAGCTTCCCTTCAAACATCAGTTTCCCGCCGATGTTCGACGTGCACTGCGCGACAGCGAACGGTGACATGCGCCAGCGCAGCGCCTGCTCCACGACCATCAGGCAGGTGCCGACGTCGTTCTGCAGATGCTTCGGCACCAGCTTGGCAGACGCCATCGCCTGCGCGAGGCGGATCGCCTGATCCATGTCGCGCGGCACGAGAGCGTTCGGCTCGATCGGCGTGATCGCGTTCATGCCGCGGTCCTCCTGAGATGGGGCTTGCCGGGGATGAGCCGGGCCCAGTTCACGGTGCCGCTCTGCCGCTTGAGCCAGCTGCGGACCTTGGTGAGGTCGGGCCGCGCCTCGGGCGTCGTCCAGAGCTCCGGCGGCACCGCGGCGCGGTCGGTCACGTCGACGCTGGCGAGGCCTTGCACGAGCGAGACGTTGAGGTTGGCGCTGAAGATGCTGGTGCAGCCGCTCGTTTCCATCGCACGCACCAGCGCCGCGTCGGCTGTCTTGTGCAGGTCTTCGGCGGCTGCTGCGATCGCTTCGGCGGCGAGCGAGAGGACGTTGACGCTGGCCATGGCCACGACGATGTCGTCGCCGTCCTGGCGGAGCCGCGTCACCGCCTTGGCAGCCTCGGCGACGGCGGTGCGGAGCGGGTCGTAGCGCAGGAGCGCTTCCTCGCGCAGCGTCACCGACGCCCGGCGCTCGTGCGGGCGTGCGAGGGTTTCAGTGGCGCTCATGCTGCATTTCCTGGGGGCTGTGGGTTGGTGATGACGCGCCAGTTGGCGGGTACGGGGCGGTTCTCCATCGCCCTGACAGACGTCAACATCCCGTAGAGGATGCCGGCGATCTGGCGCAGCTCGGCACGGTCGAGCGGCTCGTCGCGGTTAGCGCGGCCCTCGAGGTAAGCGGCGAGGGATGCGAGATCCTGGCTGATCACGGCGCGCAACCTGTGCGCGCAGCAATAGATGGGCCGTTGCGTGCCGCAGTAAGGGGCGCCACATTTGCGCAACCTTGGCTGGCCGTTGCGTTATCGTTATGCAACTCGCCTATTGACGACGTCTCGCCGCGGTCGGTGCTATGGTTCAAACAGGGAACGCGGGGGGCGCTGCGGTGGATAACGTGCATCGGGGTCTCCAATACGGCGAGACCAATATAAGCTGGACTGATGCTGAGACGCAAGCCAGAATATTCGAGCTATCCGGTCGCCTCATATATGGGCTGGATTACGCGACCGAGCAGCTATTGGGGCTTGCCGACGAAATGCCTAATGGCCGCGGCGAATGGCCTCCAGCAGGCTCAGCACGTGCAGCTGTACGGCTGTCTGTACTGCGGGAGGCAGTTGCGCGTAGTTGTTTACTAATTGGCGCACTCGAGGATCAGTCCAAAGGTCGTCGGAAATATGCCCGGCTTCCGGTAAGATCTCGGCGAGCGGGATCTTGAGCACTTCGGATAGGCGTATCCGGTTCTCTAGGTCTGGCTGTATCTTGCCGGACTCCCATTGGGAGATGGCGCTCTGATTGACGCGCAGCTGCTTCGCCAGGTCGATCTGAGTGAGGCGAGCGCGGCTGCGAGCGTTACGGATTCGGGTGCCTAGATCCATAAGCTCATGATGAACCGTGCCATCATGAGGCGCTGGCATATTAGTTGACTGGCTTATATGGTCTGGGCTTATATCACGAATATGAATGGTATGGCCCTGATCCGCGCTCAGCGCGGGCTGATCAGCAAGATCGCCGCCGAGCTGGGGATCTCGCAAAGCGCTGTCTCGATGTGGGAGCGCGTCCCCGCTGAACGGGTGGTCGAGATCGAACGGATCGTCGGCATTCCCCGCCATCGTTTGAGACCCGACCTCCATTTGCCGCCTGATTCGCCCGCGTTCGCCACCCTGACACACTCACCCAGACGCGCAAGGCGAAATCCAGATGAGCCGTCTGCCGGGAGGATCTGATGTGCCATGGGGGGACGCGCGCCTAGGCTGCGTCTGACGGCCCCAGCTCCATTGGAGCACCAGACGCAGGCGGCGATCTGCCGCATGCTCGGGCTTGAGATCGCAGCACCTGGTCGACTGTCGCCCAAGGGCGTCGTGTGGTGGTGCGTGGATGTCGCGGATTTTGCCGGTGTCCCAGGCACACGCGTCGCCAGAGGCGTAATTGCAGGCGTGCCGGATTTATTTCTGCTGCACCGCGGCAAGACGTTTTTCATCGAGATCAAGCGGGCCGGGGCTGGCGTGCTGTCGCCGCCGCAGCAGTGGCTGTTGCCGGTGCTGGCGGCTGCCGGCTCGGCGATCGGCACCGCGGAGCGTGTGGAGGACGTGCTCGCGCTCCTGGATACCTGGGGCATCCCGCGGGCGCACCGGACCACGCTGGCGGCATGATCCAGTGCCCAGACAACAACATGATCTCAGCGACGAGAGCATGCAGAGGCTAGCGGGCACGCGCCCTCGCCGCAAGGCACGCTGCCACCGCGCGGTCGCCCGCGATCTGCTGGCGCACAAGCGGGCGCCCAAGAGCGCCACCGTCGCCGCGTGGCTCGCCGAGATGGCCGAGGCCGAGTGCATCTCGCTCCTGGACGAGGCGGTGCTTCGCGCGATGGCGCAGAGCTGCGGCGTCGGGTGGTGAGCGCCATGACGACCGAACTGGTGCGCTACGACGCAATGTGCCGGGCCATCGAGGCGGCACACGCGGTGGATGAGGTCAAGGACATCCGTGACAAGGCGCGAGCGATCGAGATGTACGCCCGCCAGGCGCAGAACACCGACGCAGAGCGGCAGGCGATCGAGATCAGGGTACGCGCGGAGCGCAAGTGCGGCGAACTGCTGGCTAGCCAAGTGGAGCATGGGGGCGACCGCCGATCAAGTTCGGCTGGTTCGAACTTGAAACTTCGCGACATGAACATCTCCGGCGACCAGTCCTCACAATGGCAGCGCCTTGCTGCCATCCCACACAAGCAGTTCGAAGCAGACCTTGCCGATCCGATGTGGCGCCCCACCACGACCGGACTGCTTGAGCGGCAGGAGGCCCGTGAGCGGGGCCCGGCGCCCCCTATGCGGGTTGATGACGGCGCACTGTGGCTGTGGGGGCGCCTGCAGGATTTCGAGCGCGACGGGCTTCTGACACGCGAGCCCGAAGAAGTGCTGTCCACCATGCTGGAGCACATGAATGAAACAACGCGGCGTCTCGCGCCTGTCGTCGCCGCATGGTTGGGGAGGATCAAATGAGCAAGCGCGACCGAGACGCCTTGTCAGACGCCATTGCGCGCATGATCGATCTGAACAAGGCAGCGACTTCCATAGCGCCCGACACGATCGCAGCGGGTGCCATGAAGATCATCCGCTTTAGCTACACGCTGCACAACGCCGGCTATTACGGCTGCTACCAGCACATGCTGCAGCTCGCACGTGAGCGTCTAAGGGGGAAATATGACCCTGACGCACGGGCACAGGCTTACCTAGCGGGACAGACGGAACTGTTCAGCGAAACGTTGCAGGACCGTTATCCGCGGAGGCCGCGGCGCAACCTAGACGGCAGTTGGGCTGAACCTGAATACGTCCTGCGCGACAATCTGAGCGAGGCAGACCGCTGGTTTAACATCGATCGGCTACAGCACGTCTCAAGCGCTGCGTCGAAGCATTGCGACGCGCTGAGGGCTGAAACGGTACGACTGTTCGGGCCACGAAGGGGTGCGGCGTGAGATGACATGCACACCGCGGAAGTAAGCACCTTACGGTCGCGCCTCTGGGATGCCGGTTTCCGCCCCGTCGCCGTCCTGAGCCGCGACAAGCGCCCGCTGGCCCGCGAGTGGGGAGAGAGCGCCAGGCAAGACCCGCCCGAGTGCGTACGGCTCGGCGCCGTCCCCCATGCGCTGAACACCGGCATCCTGTGCGACGGGCTGCGCGCGGTCGACTTCGACATCGACGACGACGGCGTGGCGGGACAGTGCCGCGACCTGGCCGTCTCGATGCTGGGGGACGCGCCTTGCCGTTGGCGGCGCAACTCTGCGCGGTTCCTAGCGCTCTATCGTGCCGCGGACGGGGCGCCGCGCAAGATCGTGCTGGCCGGACGGCTGGGCAAGATCGAGGTGCTCGGCCTTGGGCAGCAGTTCGTTGCCTTTGGCTGGCATCCCTCGGGCGCCGAACTGGAGTGGCTGCCGGAGGCGCCAGGCGATGTCGCCCTGGCTGACCTGCCCGTGGTCACCGAGGTGCAGCTGCGGGCGTTCCTGGCAGCCTGCGCGCCGCTGATCGGGGCCGAGGCGCCGAGCTACGAAAACGGCGAGGACCACGCGCCGGCAAGCCCGCAGGCGGATCCGCTGCGGGTGGCTGCAGCGCTGAACGTCATCCCGAACGGCGGCGAGCCGGCGGACTGGGAGGCGTGGAACCGGATCGGCATGGCAGCCTGGGCCGCGACCGGCGGCAGCGATCTCGGCTTTGCCGCCTTCGACGCGTGGTCGGGGCGCCATCCTGCGTACGACGCGGTGGAAACGCGCGGGCGCTGGGAGCATTACCGAGGCAGTCCCCCGACAAAGATCGGGGCCGGCACGTTATTTCGGCTGGCCAAACAGGCCTGGGAGATGCGTGAGCCGGAGGAGGCGCCGGAACCGCAGCCCGAGCCTGAGCCTGTGCAGGAGCCCCCCCCAGCGCCGGACGACGGGCAGCCGCCAGTCCTGACGCTGCGCCAGGGGTTCGCCGCCGCCGAGGCATTACCAGCGCAGACGGTCGTGCAGGGCATCCTGTACCGCCGGTCTGTCACGTTGTTCTACGGCGCGCCGAAGAGCGGCAAGTCGTTCCTCACCACCGACTTGGCGCTCGCCGTAGCAGCAGGCTGGGACAGTTGGATGGGGCACCGCATCCTCGTCAACGGCCCGGTGCTCTACGTCGCCTGCGAGGGCCACGCCGGCTTCTGGAAGCGCCTGCGCGCCGCTGCGGCGCACTACGGCTGGACAAGCCGGACCTTCCCGCGCGATTTCGTCCTGGCCACCGGGCGCCCCGCGCTGATCTGCGCCGACAGCATGGGCCGCGTGTTCGCGCCCAATCCTGACGCCATCCTGGCTGCTTTGGCTGATCTGAAAGCTCGCGGCGTGACGCCTGTCGCGATCATCATCGACACGGTGTTCCGCAGCTTCGGCTCCGGCAACGTCAACGCTTCCGACCACATGAACGCCTATCTTGCCACGCTGTCGCAGATCGCCGACCGCGGCATCGCCGTCGCTGCGGTGCATCACGAGATCAAGTCAGGCGGCACGCCAGCCGGCAGCGTCTCGCTGATCGCCGGCTCGGATAGCGTCATTCACGTTTGGCGCGACGAAGCGACACGCTACTGGCAGATCGAGTACGCGAAGGATGACGCCGAGACCGACCCCCACTCCTTCGACCTTGAGGTGATCGACCTCGGCGTCGACCCCGAAGGGCAACCGGCGTCCTCCTGTGTCGTGATCGAGGGCGCGACCGGGCAGCGTGGCGCAGTGCTAGGCCGGAAGCTGTCCCCTGCTGAAGCGGTTGGCGTGCGTTCGCTCAAGATCGCGCTGGGGAAGGCCGGCGCGCTACTGCCGCCCCTCCCCGATTACCCGGCAAGCACCGTCGCAGTGGCTGCTTCGGTCTGGCGTGCGGAGTTCTACCAGCTTAACGGTGGCACGGCGGAGGGAAACAAGAAGGCTTTTCAACGCGCTGCAGCTCGCCTGTTGGCTGCAACCCTGATCACGCAGCGCGACGATCTGGTCTGGCTCGTCAGCCGGGACGCCGAGCGGGACAGCTAACCGGGACACTTACCGGGACACCTACGGGACAGGCGGGACAAACGGGACAGGCGGACACCTACCGAGACGGGACAGACGGGACACACTCCTTTAGGAGTGTCCCGTGTCCCGGTCCCGGTGTCCTGTCCCGCCGGAGGGTGTCCCTCAGACAGCAAAAAGGCGGCGCGATGCAGCAGTGGCTCCTCCCCCTCAACGTCTTCCTCGCCACCTTCACCACCACGCTGCTGTGGCTCAACTGGCGCTTGCTGCGCCGCATCATCCGCCAGAACGCCGAGGCCATCCGCCAGAACGCCGAGGCGGCAGTGAAGGTCGACCAACTCCAGCAATGGACCGCAGCGCTGAAGGCTGCCGGTGACAGGCTGATGGGCGAAGTCCCGCTCAACTGAAACCAGCGGTTGCGGGTTCCTCCAACATTCCCTAACCTGCGCCCCGCTATGCAATTGCATTGCCCCGTTCTCTAGGGCGGCGTCTCTAGCGCCGCCCCTCTCTCGCGGAGGCATGCATGGCAAAGGGCACACCCAAAGGTGCGGCAAAAGCCGCACGCGTCATGCGGGAATTCTCGCGTGGCTCCTTGAGGTCGGGCAGTAAGAAAGGCCCGAAAGTCTCTGAACCAGCACAGGCCAAGGCCATCGCGATGTCCGAAGCACGCCGCGTGGCGCGCGGTCGCTGATATTCGCAAGTCCAGATGACCGTCGCCGCGGCCAGCCTCGCCAATCTCAAGAGTTTCCGGCCAGGGCATCAGACGCCCAGGCGATCGAGGGATGTCGACCGCGCCATCCGCGAGGTGCGCAAGCTCAGCCCGAAGGCTGTCGAATACTGCCAGCGCGTGCTCGAGGACGACAACGAGGAGACGGTTCATCGGCTCAAGGCGGCGATCGCCATCATCGACAAGGTGATCCCTGACGCTGGCACCGACGCCCTCAAGGCGCTTGCCACCGACCGCTTCGCAGGCATCGTCGTCCACCTCGTCCGCGACGAGCGCCAGGACGCGCCGACCCTCTCGATACGCACGCTCACCCTCGGCACGGGCAACGACTGATGCCGGGCACCTTCGTCCGCGTCGACATACCCGAAGCGTTCGGCCCGCTGCTCGATCCGCATCGCTACAAGGTCTTCCACGGCGGCAGAGGCAGCGCCAAGTCCTGGTCCTTCGCCACCGTCCTTGCCATCCGTTGCGCCGAGAAGCCGCTGCGCGTGCTCTGCGCCCGCGAAAGCATGAACTCCATCCGCGAGAGCGTGCACGAGCTGCTCGCCACCCGCATCCGCGCCCTCGGCCTCGAGCGCGACGATCAGTTCATCATCGGCGAATCAGGTATCCGTCACGCCAACGGCAGCGAGTTCATCTACGCCGGCATGCGGCAGAACGTGCAGAAGGTGCGCAGCCTCGAGGGCGTCGACATCTGCTGGGTCGAGGAGGCCGCCACCGTCCTCAACCGCAGCTGGGAAGTGCTGATCCCCAGCATCCGCAAGGACAACAGCGAGATCTGGGTATCGTTCAACCCCGAGCTGGACACCGACAACACATACCAGCGCTTCGTCGTCTCGCCCCCCGCAGATGCTGTCGTACGTCACGTCACCTGGCGCGATAACCCTTTCTTCCCCGAGGTGCTGCGCAAGGAGATGCTCGACCTCCAGGCGAAAGACCCCGACGCCTACGCGCACATCTACGGCGGCCACTGCCGCTACACGCTTGACGGCGCGATCTACGCGAAGGAGCTACGCGAGGCGCAGGAGGAGGGCCGCATCGGCCCGGTGGCGTACGATCCCACCAAGCCCGTCAACGTCTACTTCGACCTCGGCTGGTCTGACACGACAGCGATCTGGTGCGTGCAGCACATTGCCGGCGAGGTGCGCTGCGTCGACTACCTGCAGGACAGTCAGCGACCCTTCGCAGACTACATGCAGGAGCTGCAGCGCCGCGCTTACACCTATCACACCATGTGGTTGCCCCATGACGCGACAGCAAAATCGCTTGGCACAGGGCGCAGCATTGAGGAAATGGCAAGAAGTGCTGGCTGGCGTGTTCGTATCGTGCCCCGCCTGTCAGTCCACGATGGCATTAACGCAGCGCGCACGCTCTTCCCGACCCTATGGTTTGATCGCGATCGATGTGCAGACGGTCTGCAGGCGCTGCGGCATTATCGCTACGATGTCGATCCAACGTCTGGACAGTTCAGCCGTAATCCGCTCCACGACGCCGCCAGCCACGGCTCCGACGCGCTGCGCTACGTCGCTGTAGCGATGCAGGAGGCCCGTCGCGCCTCCTACCCCTCCAAGATCCCGCCGCGGCGTTCGACGCCGCCCCTGCGCGGCCAGGGCTGGCTCGGGGCATGAGCGTGGACATCTACGACATCGACACCGAGATGACGCGGCCTGTGGTGACGAGCGATGCGACTATGCTCAACCAGCTCACCTGGGCCTACGGCAGGCTGCGCGAGGCCCGCAAGCAGGCGCCGCACCGCGGCCTCTTGTGGCTCGAGGCCGAGATGGACCGCATCCACGCCGAGCTGCAGAAGCGGCTCGGGGCATGACCGGTCCCTACCACGCGATCCTGCACACACGGCGCGAACTGCAGGCCGCGATCGGCAAGGCGTTCGGTCCTGACGGCACCGAGGAGCAGCGCTATGCCATCTGCGCCGTCGTTCATACGCACGACCTGATGCGCACGCACAAGGTGCACTGCATCATCTGCGACAGCGAGATCGCGCACCGCCCGGCCTACATGGCGCTGGTGTGCAACACGTCGGCCCGCGGCTGGGGTGCCGGCGTGATCTGCCGCCGCTGCGGCAACCGTCACAACCGCCTCGAGCTTACCGAGCTGGCCGCGCAGCACGCGCACCTCACGTTCGCCCCGCCGCAGGGCAGCGCCTGATGCTGCTGGTGCGCACCCTGCTCCGCCCGTCGCCGATCGAGGGAATCGGTTGCTTTGCCGTGGAGCGCATCGCAGCTGGGACGCCTATTTGGCGCTTTATGCCCTGCTTCGACGTCATGCTGCCCCCGAGCTTCTGCGCCGAGATGTGCAATGCGGAGTTCTTGGACAAATACGCGCAGCAGTGCCCGTCGACGGGGTATTACATACTATGTTCGGACGATGCCCGATTTATGAACCACCTTGATGATCCCAATGTTGCAGTCAAAGCGCCTCTCTTTGACCCGCAATTAACGCATGATGCCCTGAGAGACATCGAAGCCGGTGAGGAACTTACATGTGATTATCGGATTGGTGACATTCAGCCTTTTTACGGCTTCAATACGAATGCATTGCGGATTGCAGCATGAAACGGATTTCACGCGAGCGGTTGACGTTGTTTCCCGAGACCCTGCGGACATGCAGCTTGTGTGAGCGGCGCTTGCCTGCGGAGCAATTCTCCGTGGCGCGCAACACGAAGGACGGCCTTGCGTCACAGTGCCGAGACTGTAATGCGGCAAGAAGCAAAAAACATTATCGGGCTACCAAGGCAGATAATGTGGCACGATTTGCGCGGGAGCACCGCGCTCGCAAATATGGTCTCACTGACGAGACTTTCGCCGCGATGGTTGCGGCGCAGAAGAACAGGTGCGCGATCTGCGTAGCCGACCTGGGTCTCGGCAAGGGGCGCGTCATTGATCATTGCCATACAACAGGGCGCATCCGTGGGCTGCTCTGTGCCAAGTGCAACTCGGCGCTGGGACTTGCTGGCGATGACCCTGAGCGACTGCGCGCGATGGCGGCATACGTCGAGCGCTATGCTGCCGAGGCCGCGGCATGAGCGTCTCATTCGACGGTCCTAAGTTTGTGCTGCATGTGCCTGACGGTGACGGTAACAGGGCTCAGCTGGTGGCCGTGTTATATTCCGATCCGGGGCTTGACCGTCCAGTTTCCATATTTTTGCAGAGCGATCCAATGGCGCCCCGTGAGAGCGATCCTTGGGCGGACAGTGTAGACCTCACTTTTGAAGATGTTAGGTTTCTTCATAGTTTTCTAACCGCGCTGCTTGAGAACGGCCCGATAGCATGAGCGACCTCGCCAACGCCTATATCGACATGCGCAGCACGGCGAACCGCAGCGAGCCCCGGCCCCGCTTCGGCGAGCGTGAACGCGAGCGCAGCGACGACCGCGAGGAGACCGACGAGGATACGCTGTTCGAGGTGCGCGAGCGCTTCCGCCGCGTCATCGATTGGGAAGGCCGCTTTCGCAGCGCGTTCACCGACGACGTGAAGTTCGCCAACGGCGACAGCGACAACCACTGGCAGTGGCCCGACACGATGTTTGCCGACCGCGACGCGGCGCGCCGGCCCAGCCTGACGGTGAACAAGACCCGGCAGCACTGCTTGCAGGTGATCAACGACGCGAAGCAGAACAAGCCGCAAATCCGCATCAACCCGGTGAGCGATGAGGCGACCAAGGCCAGCGCCGACGTCTACGAGGGCGTCATCCGCCACATCGAGTACATCTCCAGCGCGCAGGTGGCGTACGACACGGCGACCGAGCACCAGGTGCAGGGCGGCATCGGCTGGTGGCGCGTCATTACGCAGTACGAAAGCCCCGACGCATTCGAGATCGGCTGCCGCATCCAGCGCATCGGCGACGCGCTCTCGGTCTACATGGACCCCGACATCCAGGAGGTCGACGGCTCCGACGCGCTCTATGCCTTCGTTGTCGATGACGTCACGCGTGAGATATTCGAAGCTAAGTATCCCGAGTACAAAGACCGCATTCCGCAGGCGACGTTCGCCGGCCAGGTCATCCCCGGCGGCTGGCTGACCGAGGACCACGTCAGGGTCGCCGAGTATTACCGCCGCTCGCTGCGCGACGACACGCTGCATCTGCTGATGGACGGCTCGACAATGCGCGAAAGCGAGGTCGAGGGCGGCGAGGCCTTAGCGCAGATGCGCGCGGCGAGCTTACGTAAGCGCACGCTGCGCGAGGACCGCATCGAGTGGTTCAAGATCGTGGGAGGGGAGATCGTCGATAGGGCACGCTGGCCGGGGCGCTACATCCCGCTAGTGCGCGTGGTGGGCGAGGAGACGGTCATCAACGGCCAGCTCGAGCGCAAAGGCCATGTGCGCGCCCTTAAAGATCCACAGCGCATATATAACTTCTGGACCTCGAGCGGCGTTGAGAGCGTAGCGCTGCAATCCAAAACCCCGTACGTCGCCGCGGCGGAATCGATCGAGACGTTCCAGGGCTACTGGGACACGGCGAACACCGAGAACCACAGCGTGCTGCCCTATAACGCGCGTGATGATCAGGGCCAGCCGCTGCCGCCACCGCAGCGCCAGCAGCCGCCGCAGATGCCGCAGGCCTACATCCAGGGCATGCAGATCGCGCAGTCCGAGATGGCCATGGTCAGCGGTCAGTACCAGCCCTCGATGGGCCAGCCGCAGCCGGCGGAGCAGTCGGGCAAGGCGATCGCGCTGCGCCAGCGGCAGGGCGACAACAGCACGTATCACTACGTCGACAACCTGGCGATCGCGATCCGCTTCACCGGGCGCATCCTGCTCGACCTCATCCCGAAGATCTATGACACGCGGCGCATTATGCAGATCCTTGCGCCAGATGGCAGCGTCGACCGCGTGGTCTTAGACCCGACCCAGCGCCAGGCGCTGCAGCACGTGCCCAACCCGGCGCAGGCGCAGGCCGCAGGCGGTCTCACGCCGCCGACGCCGCAGCAGGCGCTGACCGCCAGCGTGACGCGCATCTTCAACCCTACTGTGGGCAAGTACGAGGTGCAGGCGGACGTGGGGCCGGCCTACGCCACCAAGCGGCAGCAAGCGTTCGAGGCGTTCCACCAGATCATCGCCACCGCGCCGCAGGTGATGAACGTCGCCGGCGACCTCTTGTTCAAGGCAGCCGACTTCCCGATGGCCGAGGAGCTGGCGGAGCGGCTGCAGCGCCTCGTGCCGCCGCAGGCGCTGGGCACCGGTCCGACGCCGCAGGAGCAGGCCATGCAGCAGCAACTGCAGGGCGCGCAGGCGCACGTCGCGCTGCTTTCAGAGCGCCTGGCGGTCGCCGAGATGAAGGTCAAGGGCAAGGACGAGCAAAAGGACATCGACGCCTACGAGGCGACCACCAAGCGCCTTGGTACGCTGCTGTCGATGAAGGATACCGACAGCCCGTATGCCGACGCGACCGAGGTGCGCCTGCTGATCGGCCAGATGGTGCAGGACGCGCTGAAGCAGAGCGGCATGGCGCCGGTCTCCAACGCGGCGATGGGCGACCTGCAGAGGATGCAGCAGCAGAACGTGATGCAGGGGCCGGGACCGCCCCCGCCGGTCAACGGAGCGGGGCAGCCGCAGATACCGTCCGCACTGACCGGCGGCCAGATGGCGTCGCTCTCGCCCCAGCGTCCGCCGATCCAGCGACCACCCGGCGCCCCGCCGTTCCGCGGCGTGACCGGCCCGAGACCATGAGCGAGCAAACAGGGAGGAACGTCACATGAGCACAACACTCACCCCAGGCGTGTCGCACGGCAACGTCGTCGGCGGCATCGTCTACACCAGCCCCGTCACGGTCGCTGCCGGCTCGATCGTGCCGAAGGGGCTGTGGCTCGCTGTTGGCACGGCGGTTGACGGCGGTGGGACGGCAGTCTTCCAGGCGCAGCCTCCAGGCGCGGGAGCAGCAGCCCCGGCCATGTTCATCGTCTCGGACGGGATTACGGTGACCTCTAACGTGGCGGCGACGCTGTATCGCTACATCTTCGGCTGAGATGGCCGCGGCTGATCCCACTGCTGGGTTTGCGGGAACTGGAGTTGGCCAGCAATACAGTGCGTTGACGCCGCAGCAGCTGCAGCAGTGGCAGGGCTATTTCACTGGTGCGGGGCAGGGCAGCAATCCGGCGAATCAGGCAACGACCACGAACCAGCTGGTGCAGACCGGCTCGGCGTTCTCGCCCACGATCCCCTGGCTCACCGGGCAGGGCGCGCCGGGCGGGGCTGCTGCGTCAGGGCTGTCGGCGCTCGGGATCACGCCCTCGTCCAACCCGCTGACGCTCTCCAACAACATCGAGGCGAGCCCGCTGGCCGGGGCCAACCCGTCCAACCCCTACTACAGCCTGATCCTCAACCAGATGGGCCAGGGTACCACGACGCCGACCTACACCAACGAGGCTGTCACGACCCCCGGCAGCCCTTATGCGACGGTCAATGCGCAGGGCTACCTGACCGGCAACCTGACGCCGGAAGAGCAGGCACTGACGCAGTATTTCGGGCTGTCGCCAAGCCAGAGCGAGAATCTGCCGATGTCCATTGCCAACGTGGTCAATACGGGGATGTACGGGGGGACGCCGGGCCAGCAGCAGCAGATGGCTACGGGCAACTGGATGACAGGGCCGACCGGCTGATGGCCGCGGGAGCACTCGACGCAACGGCAGCCCCTGCGCAGAGCCAGCAGCAGGCGTCGCCCTTCGTGCAGTACCTGCAGCGCCTCTCCAGCGAGCAGAATCTGCGCCGCGCGCCGATGCAGCGCGTTGCGGTGCCGGCGCCGCTGCAGGCTGACCTGCCGCAGTTCCAACTGCCGCAGCAGGCCGCTCCGGCGTTCTGGCAGCAGTTGCTGGGCTACGAGACGCAGCGCAACCCGCTGATGGCGCCCGACCAGAACGACAACCCGATGGCGCTGATGATGATGCAGCAGCCGCCGCAGCAAGAGGTGCCCTACATGTGAGCACCGATGAGGAGCAACCGTCATGAGTGGCCGCATCCGCCAGGACGCACCGCCATTGGGCGGGGAGCCGGAAACAGCAATCCCGCCGCCGCCGCCCCCACGTCCCACGCCAGCGCCGCCGCCGGAGCCGCCACCGCCCGCCGCGGCAGCGCCTGCTGCTGGCCTCCCTCCCGAGCAGGAGCCGCTCCAGGCCCCCGCAGAGGCGCCGCGCGAGGCACCCCCTGAGCCGGAGCAGCTCTCGACCGACCTCAAGGGCCGGCTGGACCGGCTGACGCGGGAGAAGTTCGAAGCGCGGCTCAGGGCCGAAGAGGCCGAGCGCCGGCTTGCCGAGTACGAACGCCAGCGCCAGCAGCCGCAGAGCTACCAGGGACAACCGGCGCAGCCCGATACGCTCGAGCAAGCGCGCGAGCAGGTGCGCCAGGAGGAGCGCCAGCGTCAGTTCAACGCCGCCTGCAACGACCTCTACACCAAGGGGCGCCAGGAGTTCGGCGAGGGCATGGACGAGGCGGTCAGAAGCCTCAACGCCGTAGGCTTTGGCAACCGGCCCGACGCGCTCGCCGCGATCACCAACCTGCCGGACGGGCACAAGGTCTACCGCGCGCTGGCCGGCGACATGGAGAACGCATCCCGCATCCTCTCGCTGCCGCCGATGGCGATGGCGGTGGAACTGGCGCGCCTCTCGCTCGGAGGCCATGCGGCCAACGGCACCCCTGCAGCGCCGCCGATGCCGCCCCCGGCTGCGACCCAGGCACCGGAGCCGCGTGCCCCGATCGGGGGGCATCCCCGAGCGCCTGCACGTCCGCTCAACCAGATGTCGATGGCGGAGTTCATCCGCACGCGCGACCGCGAGGAGCGCCTTGGCAGCCGCATCTCGCGTTAGGTTGCGCTTTACAGAGAGAACACAACTGGACTAGCGTTGCCGCCTTCCCTCGTGGGGAGGCGCGGCAACTGCGCTTCTCCACCGCAAGCCCCGTGCCTGTTCGCGAGGGATGCTGGCCCGTCGCCCCCGGCTCCGAAACAGGGGCGCCCGTCTTCGCCCGGGTAGGGTGATGTCGGCCCGTCGCCCCCGGCTCCGAAACAGGGCGCCGCTCTTCGCTCGGTCAAGCGATGCTGGCCGTCTGCGCGGGCTCCGAAACGCGCTGATCCCGTCAACCGGATCACATAGCATCACGAGCCTGCGCGCCCTTCTTGTGGCTGCCGCCCGTGAATGCTGGGGAGGCGCGCCACATGAGCGGCACAACAGGCAACGCCCTGCTCACCATCGACATGATTACGCGGGAGGCCGTTCGCCTCTTCCGTAACTCCAACTGGTTCCTGCGCACGATCGGTCGTCAGTATGACTCAGAATTCGGTCGCTCGGGCGCCAAGATCGGCCAGCAGCTGCGCATCAGGCTGCCCAACGATTACGTGCTGCGCACCGGGCCGACAGCCGTGCCGCAAGGCACCAACGAGCAGATGACAACGCTCGTCCTCGCCACCCAGATGGGCGTCGACGTGTCGTTCTCGTCCGCAGACCGTGCGCTCTCTCTCGACGACTACTCGCAGCGCATCCTGGCACCAGCGGTTAACAAGCTGGCAGGCGGCGTCGCCACCGCCATCATGCAGAACATCAACAGCGCCTCCAACTTTGCGCAGAACACCGATACGTCGAGCAACATGATCAGCCCGACTGCCGGCACGTGGCTTGCTGCCGGCGCATTGCTTGATCAGAACGGTGCGCCGCGCAACGACCGCTTCATCGTGCTCGATCCGATGACACAGGCACGCACCGTCACCGGCCTGATGGGCCTGTTCAACCCGCAGGTGAAGATCTCCGACCAGTATATCCGCGGCACTATCACAGTCGACACGCTCGGGTTCGACTGGGGAATGGACCAGACCGTCATCAACCACGTAACAGGGGCTTATGGCACCGCGCCGACCGTCGCTGGCGCCAACCAGACCGGTGCAGCGCTGACCACGACAGCGCTTGCAGGGCCGCTGGTTGCCGGCGACATCATCACCATAGCAGGCGTCAACAGCGTCAACCGGGTGACGAATCAGAGTAACAACACGCTCTGCCAGTTCTGCGTCACCGCCAACGTTGCCGCAGGGGCTACCAGCATCCCGATCTATCCGCCGATCACGCCGGGCGCGACCAACGCCAGCCCGCCGCCCGCGTGGAACCCGGTGCCGTTCCAGACGGTGGATGTAAGTCCCGCGAACGGCGCAGCAATCTCCGTGGTGACGCCTGCATCTTCCGTCTATCGCCGCAACTTCGCCTACTACGCCGAGGCGGTGACGATGGCGACCGCCGAGCTGGAGCTGCCGCGCGGCGTGCATGAGGTTGCACGCGAGACCTACGACGGCATCAGCCTGCGCATGATCACCGACTACGCCGTGCTGTCCGATCAGTTCATCACCCGCCTCGACATCCTCTTCGGCTCGCTCATGGTGCGGCCCGAGTGGTGCGTCATCGTGCCTGACGTAATATGATAGATCATCACTCCTCACTCAGCTATTCTTGCTCTGCGGGAGCGAGGGAAGCTGGTGGCACAGATTATCGACCTTGCGGGCAAGCGTTTCTCCCGGTGGGCCGTCGTTGGGCTGTCTCATCAAGTGGGCAAAATGCTTTACTGGCATTGCGTCTGCGATTGCGGGACGAAGCGCGCAGTATTTGGGGGCGACCTCAAGCGAGGCGGCTCCCGAAGCTGTGGCTGTCTGATGCGCGAGGCGGCGAGCAAACGCAACGAAGTCCACGGCATGGCCCGGCATTCGGCCTATCGCTCGTGGGTGCATATGAAGGTGCGCTGCGAGAAGCCCGGCACGGACAGCTACCACTTGTATGGTGGTCGCGGCATCAAGATCTGCAAGCGTTGGAGCAGCTTCGAACGCTTCTGGACCGACATGGGACCGACCTGGCGCGAAGGTCTCACGCTCGAGAGGATCAACGTCAACGATGGCTACAGACCGTCCAACTGTCGTTGGGCGACGCGGAAAGAGCAGGCCGGCAACAGACGAACGGCACGACTTATTGACACGCCGGAGGGCAAAATGAGCGTTACGAAAGCTGCTGAACTGTTTGGGCTGAGCCGAACAACGATCTTCTCGCGCATTAGATACGGCTGGCCGGAACGTCGTTTGCTTCTACCAGCGCGGCCTATTCGGCCGGATATGCCATGAGTGCATCGGTCACCCCCGGCAACGCAGGCCGCAACGACTACCCGCGGATGGTGTATCATCCGGACGGGCGCTCGCAGGTCGTAGAGGACGCGGCGAAAGAGAACGTCCTTCACCTGCAGGGCTGGGGGCAGCGCCCGACTGAGGCGCACCGCGCGCGACCGCCGACGCCGTCGCCGACCATGTCGGGCAACGATCCGGCGACCCTCCTGCTGCGCAGCGTGCTCGAGCGGGTGCTCGACGAGCGGGGCTTCACCAAGGCGCTGTCACAGGCGCTGATCGCGTTCATGGCGGAGAAGGAAGGCGGCGTGCTGCCCGGGGGCGAAATGACGCAGGCCGAGGCAGCCGCACCTCTCAAGGGGAGAAAGTAGATGGCACGAGAAAGCGAGCGGCGCGGCGAGTGGGGCACACGGACGCGTCAGTCCGAGCACATCGAGCGCAGCGAGACGCAGCGCAAAGGCGGCGGACGCTACGACGCTGGCCCGGGCGACGAAGGGCTGCCCGGTGCGAAGGACATGGACCGCCCGCCCTCCGACTGCGGCACCTTCGGGCGCACCGGGGAGTACCGCGGCGACATCAAGCGCGGCATCCGCACCATCCAGGACCAGGAGCGCTGATGCAGGTCAGCACGATTATCGGCATGGCGCAGCGCGCGTCGGGCATCCTCGGCGTCGGCCAGACCGCGCTGCCGCAGGACCAGGCGGACGCGCAGGCGCTGCTGACGCTCATGCTGATGCAGTGGCGCCAGGCGCGCTGGCTCGTGTTCCGCCTCGACAACGTCATGTTTCCGGTGCCGCCGGGCATTCCGACTTACACCGTTGGCCCCGAAACGCCGCCGGGCTTCACCACGCCGCCGGCCCCTCCTGCCGTCGTTACCCACGGCAACTACCGTCCGGCGAACGTGCAGTCCTGCTACCTGCGCCAGGCGGTCGGCAGCGGGCCTAATTCCTTCCCGATCGACTTCCCGATGCAGGTGCTGGAGAGCCGCCAGCAGTTCGACCAGCTCGCCCTCAAGAGCCTGACGTCGTGGCCGAGCCTCATCTACTACGATCCGACGGTGCCGTACGGGACGCTCTACATCTGGCCGATCCCGATGCAGCCGCTCTTTTCGCTCTACATCGGCTTTCAGCAGGCGATCGACATGGCGTCGGAAGAGGCGCTGTCGATCGATTTTGACACGCTGCTGCCGGCAGAGACGCAACTGGCGATCATGTACAACCTCGCGCTCATCCTGATCACCAACTACGGCTTGCCGGTCAATCAGGGCGTCGCCGCTGCAGCACGCGCGAGCCTCAACACGCTTCGGAAAGTGAACTTCGCGTTGCAGCCCTTGCGCATGCCATCTGCATTGCGCGGCCGCGGCAGGATGAAAAATCCGATGGGCGGCTTTTACCCGGAACTGGCAGCCGGTATCCCGACCACAGTGCTGTCGTGAGGTGCCATGAGCCACCTCCCCGACCTCCGGCTTCCTGAGTTCAAGAAGGGCCAGCCGCTCTCTGCCGCCGATCTCAACAAGGGCTTCGCACTGTTGCAGGGCGCCGTCGAGATCGCCATGCACGCGGCTCTCACGCCGGACCCCGCAGGCGTCGGCAATGAAGTGAAGCTTACGGCGCACGCAACGCGCCTTGATGCGATCGAGCGCATGCTGGCGATGCACGAGCGCCAGCGCAACGAGAAAGAGTGGGCGCCGCTCGCACACGTCGCCGCGCTGATGCAGTTGATGCTAGAGATCAGGGGGCCCCTGGCGGCGAAGGCGGATGCGCTGCAAGAGGCGCACGCTGAGGCGCTTGCCTTGCATGCCGACGTAGTGCGCCGCGTGCAGCGTCTGGAGCAGGCACCAGAGTATGCCATGCAGGCAGATCACCAGGCCCTGGCGGACGACTGTGCCGGCGTTGCGCAGAAAGCCCATATCGCGATGGTCCAGGCAGTTGCGTTGCGTCAGGAGGTAGCCGGCTTGCGCAAGCTCGCACTCGGTCACGACCGCCTCGCCAACCGCATGGAATATGCGCCGCTGTCAACGATCGGTCATCTGCTGCAGCGCATCAGGGAAATCGAGGCGCGGCTGCCAGAGGAGACCGGAAAGTGATAAGGTTGATGCATGGCAGAAGATTTGACTTGCCGTGCATTTGGCAGGTGGACGGCACTCCGCCTCGACCACATCAAGTCTTCGCGCGTCCGCTACTGGTTATGCCGGCGTCCGTATCGAGAGTGGCAGCGTAATGGCACAACTCCCACTAATTCAGGGGGCGTATGAGGCCAGGGGACTTATAGCGAATGCTCAATCCTGTGTGAATTTATATCCGGAACCGAACCCGAAAGACGCGCCGTTCCCGGTCTCGCATTATCCCGCGCCGGGGCTTTACGTGCAGTCGGACTACACCGGCACTTTCTCGGGCTACGTGCGCGGCATCTATCAGGCTTCCAATGGCGCGGTGATCGCGGTCATCGGCCAGTCCGTGATCAAGTGGAACGGCGGCGGCAATAGCGACTACGTGCTGCTCGGCACGCTCGCTTCCAACAGCGGCTATCCCGTGTCGATCTGCGACAATCAAACGGATGTGGTGCTGGTCGACGGCACGGCCAACGGCTACTACGCGCCGCTTGCCGCCCTCACGGCTGGCAGCCTGCAGCCGATCAGCGACCCGGCATTCTACGGCAGCTCGCGCGTCGACTACATCGATACATTCCTGATCTTCAACTGGCCCGGCACGCCGACCTTCTACACAACCACATCCAACGCGCTGACACCGTTTAACCCGCTCTACTTCGCCGGCAAGGAAGGTTGGAACGATTATCTCGTCTGCGTCGCGGCTCTCCACGACAACATCTGGCTCCTTGGCAACTCGACTGCGGAGATCTGGTTCAACTCAGGCGCGCCGGACTTCCCCTGGCAGCGCATGCCCTCCTCCATCCTCCAGCAGGGCTGCGTCTCCTTCATGTGCGTGGTGATCGCAGACAACGCGCTCTACTGGCTCAGCCAGGACCGCTGGGGTCGCAACATGATGATGCGCGGGCAGGGCTTCGGCGCGCAACGCGTGTCCAACTTCGCCGTCGAGAACGAGTGGAGCACCTATCCCACGCTCGCTGACGCGATCGGCATGGCCTACCAGATCGGCGGCCACGAGACGGTTGGCATCTATTTCCCGTCCGGTAACGCGTGGTGGGCGTTCGATGCGTCGACGCAGATGTGGCACAAGCGTACTTACGGCGACCTCTCGACGCCCTGGCTGCCTTACTGCACAGCCGGGCTCTCCGGAGTTTCCCAGGTGATCCCCTTCGAGAACATGGTGCTGGCCGGCGACCGCACCGGGCCGCGCATCCTGCAGATCCACCCGCGGGTCTACACCGACGCGGGCACCACGATCATCCGCCAGCGCGCATGGCCGCACAGCGTCGACGACGGCAACCGCGTGCATTATCCCCGGTTCACCGCGGCGATCGACGGCAGCCAGCTGTCGCCCGACGGCATCACGCTCGACTGGTCCGACGACGGCGGCAACACGTTCGGCACGCCGCTGACGCAAGATGCGCAGAGCAATCCCTGGTCGGTACCGATCTCACAATACCAGTGGCGCCGGCTCGGCTATGCGCGCGACCGCGTATTCCGCCTGACGTGGTCGGGCCAGGGGGAGGCGACGCTCAACGGCGCCTGGATCGACGTGGTGAAGAGCGCGACATGATCATGCACAGCCTCTCTCTGCAGCGACGTCTGGTGCGCGAAATGGAGCGGCACGCGGGCAGCCTCGCGTCGCTGGCGTTCTTCGATGGCGTGATGCCGGCGACGTGCGACGCACAGGCCAATGGCGCCAGGGTCATGGCGGAAAGCCTGCCGGAGGGCTTTTTCAATCGCATCTTCTACGGCGACGAGCCGGTGCTGCCGGAGCGCGCGACCTACTGGCGCGTGATGAACAACGACGGCGAGTGCATGCTGCAGGGTGATTGCACATGAGCGGCACGACGCCCATCGTACCGCGCTCCGGCATTCCGCTCACCACGCAGCTCGGCGGCATGTATGCCAGCCAGGGCATGATCTCGCCGATCAGCCCATTCGTGTCGCCGGACGGCACGCTGAGCCCCGTTGCCTTCCGCTTCCTGTTCTCGCTGCTCAACAACATCAATGCGCTGCAGCAGCAGGTTTCGGCGCTGCAGACGCAGGTGACGACGTTGCAGAGCGCCGCAGGAACTCCTCCCGCATGAGCGGCACTGCACCTCCCTTCGTGATCTTCGCGCTGCCGCGCAGCCGCACCTACTGGTGCAGTCGCTTTCTCTCCTACAACGGCTGGATCTGCGGCCACGAGGAGGTGCGCCATCTGCGCAGCCTCGAGGACATCCGCTCGTGGCTCTCGATGCCCGCGACCGGTACCATCGAGACCTGTGCCGCGCCGTTCTGGCGCTACCTGCTGAAGGTGCGCCCCGATGCGCGCGTTGCCGTCATCCGCCGTCCGGTCGAGGAGAGCCTCGCTTCCCTACTGCTGGGGGTGCCCGTCGCGTTCGATGCGGACAAGCTCGAGCGGCACCTGCATTACCTCGACCACAAGCTCGACCAGGTCGAAGCACGCGTACCCGGCGTGCTGTCGGTCAGCTACCGCGACCTTGCGACCGAGGAAGGCTGCGCGCGGCTCTTTGAGCACTGTCTGCCGTACCGGCATGATCCGCTGTGGTGGCAGGGCTATGCGGGCCTCAATCTGCAGATCGATGTACCGGCGCTGTTCCGTTACATGACGGCGCACAAGCCGCAGCTCGACAAGCTCGGCAAGACGGTGCGGCACCGCATCGTGCAGGCGATGCAGCCCGTGTCTGTGGACGCTGGTGACGGCGTGACCTTCCAGTGCGAGACGTTCGTCGCCCATCTCGAGGCCCGCGCGTTGTTTGCCGAGCATCTGATCCAGACCGACCAGGCACCCGACGACTGGCAGCGCAAGAACCTGCCGCTGCTCAAGACGCTCTACGAGATCGGCGCGCTGCAGATCATGACGGCGCGCTGCAACGGGCGCATGTTCGGCTACTTGCTCTCCATCGTCGCGCCGTCGTTCGACAGTCCCGACCTCACCGAAGCGCAGCACACGATCTTCTTTGCCTCGCCCGAAATCCGCAACCTCGGCATGCGGCTGCAGCGCGCGGCGAACGAGGCGCTGCGTGCGAGAGGCGTTGATCAGATCTACATGCGCACCGGCAACCGGGGCCTCGGTCCGCGGCTCGGCGCCTATTACCGCCGTCTCGGCGCCGAAGAGATCGGCACGCTCTATCGGTTGGAGGCAGCCTGATGGGTCTCGGAGCAGCAGCAACCGCCGGGATAGCCGCTGCCGGAGTCGGCGCCGCTGGCTCGATCGGTGGCGCGCTGATCTCGTCGTCAGGCCAGCAGGCGGCGGCACAAACTAACCAGCAGGCGCTCTCGACCGAGCAGGCGATGGCGCAGCCCTACTCCACGATGGGCCAGACAGCAGGCAACGAACTGACCGCCGAGCTACAGTCTGGCGCGCTCGGGCAGCCGGCACCGACCGATCTCAGCCAGATCGCCAATATGCCCGGCTACCAGTTCACGCTGCAGCAGGGGCTGCTGAGCACGCAGAACGCCGCCGCGGCTCGTGGCCTCGGCGTCTCGGGCGCAGCCCTGATGGGGGCGGCGAACTACGCCACGGGCGCCGCGCAGAGCAATTACCAGAACTACTTCAACGACTACTGGGCGAACCAGAACAACCGCTACAACATGCTCTCACAGCTGACCGGCATCGGCGCCAACGCGGCAGTGGGTGCGGGATCTAACGTCGCCAACACGGCGGCGAGCATCGGCCAGGCACAGGCAGCCTCGGCGGGGGTGACAGGGTCTGGCGTCGCGGGGGCGACCAACTCGCTCACCAACCTCTCCAGCAACCCCTACATCATGAATGCGCTGATGGGCAGCAGCGGCACTGGCTCAACGATCAGTGCCGCCGCTGCCAGCAACCCGGCGATCAACACAGGCGAGAGCGGGTGGACATGAGCGCAGGCGCCCTCGGACAGGCTGCTGCTGCAGATCCCGAGCCAGAGCACATCTCCGCGCGCGTGCCGGTGCCGAAAGCAGACTTCGATAAGAGCCAGCACGAGGGGTTGCACGCGAGGATGGGCGACGCGTTCGACGATCCAAAGGCCGCGGGCTTCGTGCGTGACGCTTACCGCCTGTTGCGCAGCCGCCATCCTGACATCCATCCGGACCACGCGCTGGCGACGGTGCGCGACGCCTGGCACGCCGCGAACCTCGGGCTGATGCATCCCGTACACGCGATCGCCAGCATTCCTGCAGTTGCGCGCAGGCGGCATCGGGGGATTGGCTGATGAGCGCGGGCGCCCTCGAGCAGGTCTTTGCCAACCCGGCATCGGCGAACCCGAACCTGTTTTCGCAGTCGCTCGCCAACGTCAATGCGCTGCGCAATTTCCAGGCGCAGCAAGCCCAGGCGAATGCCTACCAGCAGGCGATCGATCCCAATACAGGCGCGCTCGACCCGGGGCGGTTCAACGCGCTGCTCGCCGGCACGCCGCAGGGCGCATGGGGCATGGGGCCAGCGATGCAGCAGGCCGGCCAAGCGCAGGCAGCGCAGGGCGCAGGCACGACCGCTGCCCTCGGCGCGAAATTGTCGCAGATGAACGCGTTGTCGGGCCTCATCACGCCGATCCTGC